ACTCCATTGCGAACCAGTCGCAGTCTCTACGTTAGTGGTTCGAGAATCATTTTTTGTTTGTACTATTGTCTGTGAGATATTTTCATTGCGAGCTAAACGATTCGTTCTTGGCTCTAGCAATTTATCCTCTTCAGGATAAGTCCCTGTTGGATCATTAAATCCTTTAGAAGTATTGGCAACTTCCTCTGGAATATGAGGAATGACACCAACAATCATTGGTTCTTGCGCAACCATAGAATCTCTAAAGAACCCAAAGACCCAATCACCAGTCCTCAAACCGACTGTATCTTGCGAATGATTTGTGGGTAATAGTATATGAGCCCAAGGCAAATCTTCAGTAGGGACGTCTTGTTTACTTTCAGGATGCCATCCCAAACATCTGACGCGAACTCTACCTAATTGTAAAGGATCAGCTCTGTCTTCAACCACACCTTGGAACCAAACGAATCCGTCTGTTCCCATATAATTTTTCATTACTTTAATGCTCTTTTAATTCTGCTGAACACGCTTTCTCTCAAACCCAACGCACGTCTTTGTTCTCTTTTCCAATCGTTCGCTGCTTTGTTGACAGTTTCCTTAGATGCCCATGTTCTAATTTTACTGGAAACAGTACCAACTCCGACAGGCTTTCCGATTACATTATTGTCTACAATGAAAAAGCGATTACCAAACATGGTTTGGAACTTGCCCATATTCTTTTGTACATTTTTCCAAATAGTACTGCGAACATCTTCAGGTACAGAACGCTTTCTTTTTTCATTACGTTCTTTAGAAACTTCATCGGAAGTATTGACAAAGACCATAGCTGTTTCATAACCCGCATCTTTCAATGCTTTGTTCATTTTAGCAATTTTAGAAGCATCATCACCTGTCCCATCAATCACTAAACCGAGTCTACCATTAACAGCCAACTGCTTTTTCTTACCAGTTAATTCTTTCGCTTTGGTTCTGGCTAAATCTCTTGGCACCTTTTCTTTGTCAGGCATCTTAAAATCTAACCCTCTCTTCACCATCAAGTATTCAAATGCATCATCACTATTCATTGATCTGAAACCCATTGCGCTAAGAGCGAGTGATTTTACAATAAATGATTTACCTGATCCTGGACCACCTGCCATAAAGATTGCTTTAAAAATAGCAGGATCATTAATTCCTTCTTCGATCTCTTTGTCTTTAGAGTATTCGTTTGAGCTCATCGTCGATTCCCAAATTATTGTAGTAACCAGTTTTAATTACAGTCATATGCGTCAAAAATTTAGAAGCAGTGACTTGGTGATTTAGTGATGTAACAATATAATCACCTTGCAAATATTTATCTAGCTCCTTGCGCTCCTCATCCTGTGGACCAAGATATCTGTACGAAGGAAAATCAATACTCACCTTATCCCCAACTGTTCTTCTGTTATCTCCTGGAACAATAATATTCAAAGAAAGATTACCTATCTCTGCTATCTGAGTAGCTCGCTTCAACAACCACTGTTCAACTTGATTGGGGCGAATGTTCGGCTGGTTGGAAGAAATATGAGAAAGCGAATCATGATCTCTATTAGTGGGATAAAATCTAGAAAGAGATGCAGTAGAATCTATCACATCTAAATTATTTGTATTGAAAGGATTGGTGTCAGTATGTGGGTGCTTGGTAAATTCTTCGCTGTACTTTTTAGTATACTCAACATACTTACCACGAACAATGTCATAAGTGATCAAATCTGATCCAAATAATCCTTGTTTTATTTTTTTGAGAATATCAAATCTAGAATTGAACGTGTATTTCTGAATAGAATTATCATACTCTTGTTTTTCACTTTCTGTAGTTTTTTGTGGTGATTCTTTGGCACCAGTTTTTATTTCGTATGTCTGCGCAGATTGTTGGTCAAGTAAACTAGAGAAAGATTTAAATTGATGCCCTAACTGATTCTCATAAAAGAAATAATCAGCTGTTCTTTTTTCCGACAAAGATCTAGAAGCTGCCATATTGATTGCATCAAATGGTCTCAATAAATCGTGGAATATAAAATTATGTAAATGTAATGTAGGTTCAACTGTAACAGGCGATCCGATGTAATCCCTCATTATCTTAGATACCATGTCCGAATATAATTGATCCCTGTAAGATCTACCAACAAATTGTGTGTCATTAATCAGTTTTTCTTTGCTAACACAATACAAGTTGATAGTCACATTTTTATCAGCGTTCTCCACAAAGTCTGATTTGTAAACTCTAAGATCTAATTGATACTCCTCATTCAGTTCCTTCGCCTTGAATTGAATGCGAATCGTTTCTTCACCTATAATCGGGAGTGCTTCAAACAAACCGATTGAGTCTACAAAGGTGATTGTTGCTGTAATGTATGGAGTGAAAAGATCTTCAAATACTTGAATGCCACCAAAATCATTTGTCAGATCAACAACATCACCTTCTGGAGTTTCTAAATCCAGAGAAATGAGTTCATAATTACCAACATAATCGTCATTAAGAGCCATAAATTACTGACCTGATTCTCTTAATCGATTTAAAGATGTGGTGTATAATGAATTAGCTTCTAAGACTGACGTCTCTACAAATGCTCTGGATAATTCTTTTTGTGCTCTCTGCAGCAAACCCTTTCTCAATAAACGAATCTGTCGCTTATCGTCATTTTCCCGATCTTCCTTTTCATAAGCAGTGACTGTTCTTTTGGTGCCAGTATAACTTGTGTATGCAGTTGAATCTAGTTTCACTATTCTTTCATCTATAACTTCACCATCGAAGCGAACTGTTTTTTCAGTAATCACACCCTCATATTCAGCAATCTCTGATTGCGCTGCAGCAACTGATCCATATTTGTGAATAATATATGCCTCAAACTCGGCTTGAGTTTTTGGCCAATCATGAAGCGGATCTATAATATCATTAGAATATAAAACTATCCAAGCATATTTTGAATCACCATAATAATATTCCGCAATACTATCTGGGCGATCCCCATCCTGAATAGAATATGGATAGTATGCTATACCCTCATTGCCAATGACTCGGCTGATTGCGTCTCTGAAAATAGCACGTGAGGTGATGTTTGTCACCTCTAGCAGCGTAGGAGAAACTGTTGTATTCGCAACCTTTAGCTGATAGTCAATTGTAGGAAGGAATCTAAAATAGTTCGACATGTTATTCGTCCGTATTTCTTCCTTCGAGTTCTTGCATTCTTTGGCGTGTAGGAATGAGAACTTCTTGGAAACTGAGTGATAATTGAATTGAGACAGGAGCATTCGTATCTTCGAAAAAGATTGGCATACCCTGTCCATTGAAATTTACTTGCATACTTGTTAAGACGCTTTTATCCATAGCATACAAATATTTGTTTCTTTGCCCTCTGTTGTGGAGCGACATGAAAAATTCATCTGGAAACTCTAAAGTATAATTGTCAACTTCTCTTGGCAACATACCGTCTTGAAACGTCTCTATGATTGTTTTAATATTATCAGATTCTGTTTGCGATTTTGCTGTCAAGTTCCATTCAAAACTAAACTCTCTAAAATTCACTCCTTTGAACAAAACTGGGACACGTGGAGAAACGATCTTCTTTTCAACTAGAGCTCTAGCTCCACCAGTCAAAGCATCTGCTGTGCTTCTACCGAGTGCTGCACCAGCTTCGCCGAGAATGTTCATCGCACCTGCTAAATCCGTGTTCCCTCCCTCGAAAAACTGGGAAGCGAGTTCTGTTACAAGTCCTGACGAATCTTCATACTGAGCACCAAACTGATTTTGCAAATTAGTTGGCATGGGCAGCTGAATAGTTGACAGGCTTTTGTTATTTCTATTTCTTCGTGTAAATACAGAGTAATGCCCACCGTATTCAGGTGATTCTAGGTTCGCAGGATGACTAATAAATACACCTGAACGTTTGGCTTGTCTGATTACAACTTCTGGATTTTCTGTTGGCATGGCATACTCAGGTAAATTTTCCCCTCAAGATCCGTCAAAATATTTAGGCGATCCAACCAGAATCGTGTACCGATCACTCTGGGAAAGGCGATTCATGGTTTATTGCGATACAACTCCGAGCATTCTTAAATGGGCATCAGAAGAAATTATTATCCCATATAGATCACCGATTGATAGAAAAGTGCACAGATACTTCCCCGACTTCTATGTAAAGATGCGCGATAAATATGGTAGTATAAAAGAAGTTTTGATTGAAGTGAAACCTAAAGCGCAGACTAAACCACCTAGCAGAGATAAGCAACTTACTGCGAAAGGAAATAAGTCTCGAAGATATGTAAAGGATGTCAAGACTTACGTGATTAACGAAGCAAAGTGGAAAGCAGCAGTTGAATACTGCGAAGATCGTAATTGGGAATTTAAAATTTTGACTGAGGATCAACTCACCTAATGGCAACTACATTTGAAGATATTTTGCAAAAAGCTGCCAGAGAAGGAAAGATTGCTGGTCAAAGTCAAAATGCTAGAGATTGGTTTCGTGCGCAAGCCGAATCATCTTCAGCAACTCCAACAGCGATCATGCGTGAAAAACGGCAGGATATGATTAGTGGTCCAAGAGTTGGCAACATGTATTTGTTCAACTATGATCCTAAGTTGAAAAAAGAACTGCCATATTATGATACGTTTCCATTAATTTTTATGGTTGGTCCAGCAGATAAAGGATTCTATGGATTGAATATGCACTACTTACCATTAAATTTGCGTGCGGTATTAATGGATCAGCTGTACACGCTCAGTACAGATAAGAGATACGATGAGCGAACTAGATTGAAATTGAGTTATGATGTGTTAAAGTCAGCATCAAGATTTAGAAACTTTAAACCAACATTCAAACATTATTTGAGTTCTCAGGTTAAATCTAGATTTGTGAAAATTGATGCGAATGAATGGGATATTGCTTTGTTCTTGCCATTACAGAGATTTAAGAAAGCCACAGCCTCTAAGGTTTGGTCAGATAGTCGGAGGATCATCGCAGGATGAGTTTCAATATTTCAGAGTTCCGCGAAAACCTTTATGTTGGACTAGGACGCCCAGCCAACTTTGAGGTTACATTCACAATACCAACAGCTGTCACTTTTGCTTCTGATGTTTTAAAAGATGTTAGAAACTTAACGTTGAAATGTTTTACTGCCGAAGTTCCTGGAGTAAACCTCAATACGTTTGAACATAGAGACTATGGATTAACACACAACATTGCCTATGGTAAATTGTATGCTGAGGCAAACTTTGGGTTAATCATGTCAGCAGACTATCGCGAGATGAGGCATTTTGATGAGTGGATGAAATTCATCTACAAAGACGACACAAACAATGTCGCATACTATAACGATTATATTGCTGACATTACTATCAAAACATTTAATGAAGTTGGAGATGAGTCTTTAGTCATCACACTAGAAGAAGCATATCCTAAAACGATTAATCCGATTGCATTATCATGGGAAGAACGAGATTCATTTTCTCGTGCCGACGTCACTATGGTTTACAAAAAACACAAGATGGGAAGAGTAGTCGAAGCATCACCTTTTTAATTGATTGAGGAGTATATACATGGCTTTACCAAAAATTGATGTGCCAACATACTCACTAACTTTACCGAGTAGTGGGAAACAAATTAGATTCAGACCATTCCTTGTAAAAGAGGAAAAGATTTTATTGATGGCTGGCGAGAGTGATGACCCAGCAGATATGGTCGAGGCACTGAAACAAGTCATCAATAATTGTGCAGTTGCTGACATTGATATTGAGAAAATGCCAACAATTGATATTGAATATTTCTTTGTTCAATTAAGATCAAAGTCAGTTGGCGACAAAGTTCGCATTCTCGCTAGTCATAAAAACAGCGATTGTAAGTATCAAATGCCTGTTAATATTAATCTTGAGCATGTTGAAGTTGTGAAAGATGAAAACCATACTAATAAAATTGACTTGGGCAACGATATTGGTTTGACGTTAAAGTATCCTGACTTTGCGATGATGCAAGAATTAGAAAAGATTGGTGGCAATGATATTGATAAATTCTTTGAATTGGTCGCTGATTCGATAGAAAATATCTGGGATGCTGACAATGTATATGAATCTTCTGACCACAGTAAAGAAGAACTGAAAGAATTTTTAGATTCGTTGAATAATAGTGCGTTTGAAAAAATACAACAATTTTATGCAGGATTACCTGCATTAGTTTACAAAACTAGATATAAGTGTAAAGAATGTGGCGAATATGAAGACCTCGAGTTGCGAGGACTGGCAAATTTTTTCGTATAATCCTTGGTCATGAAACATTAGCGAATCATTATACTATAAACTTTTTAATGATGCAGCATCATAATTATTCTCTAGAAGAGTTAAATACTATGATGCCTTGGGAAAGGGAAATTTATATCACGATGCTCGCTAAGCATCTTGAAGAAGAAAAAGAACGACGCAAGAGAGAGCTTAATCGCTGATGGCAAATTTAGTAGAAGTCGCACAAAGAGTACCTACAGCTGTCGCTGAAGTGACAGGGCAGAAACTCAGTGGTGTAATCGATAATGTTAAGGATACTTTAAATCCTAAAAACTTTTTTCAAGCTGCGGGGAGCATTCTTACACAGGAAGCTCCTATTCTCGGAACTATCGGTGGTGTCGTTGGTGATCTGACTTCTTCTTTACTTGGTGGTGGTTCTCCAGAGGAAGCTACTGAAGTTAACACTGAAGAAACTTCTGACAATACAGAATCACTTAATACTAAACTTGATACTCTCTCTAGTGAACAAGCAAAAACTACAGAAGCATTACTCGGCAATAATAACGCTCTTCAAAACATTAGCAATAATCAAGATGAAAACATTCAAAACACTGAATCATTGGTTAATCAGGCAACAGCATCTGAGTTTAAGGATCTAGAAACTCAGCGTGAAGCTCAACGTTTACAAGAAGATAGTATTGCCGTTCAAGAAGAAAATAAAGAATCTGGTTTAGATCTACAAACTATTCTTGGTGGAGTTTCTGCTGGTATTACTGGATTAGTTGCGTTCTTAAAAGATTCGTTTATAGGTAAAATGATCAAGGGATTAACATCTGGATTAACTGGTCTTTTGGCACCAATACTTGGCAGAAGAGCTGCACCAGATATTGGTGGATCCGAAACTGGTAGAAATAGAGGAAGAACAGGCGGCATAGGTGGTGCGATTAGGGGGGCAGGAAGAGCAGCTAAATTCCTCCCAGGAATCGGTTTAGCAGTAACAGGAATCATGGGGTTGTTCGATGGTGTGACTGCTGGTGTAGAAGAATATAAGAAATCAGGAAAAATCGGTGAAGCAGTAAAACAAGGTTTCGCTGGTACGCTCTCTGGATTAACATTTGGGTTAATTAGTCAAGAAACTATTTCTGATGGATTTGATTCAATCAGTTCAATGTTTGCTGGTGGATGGGAAGAAGCAAAAAAGATTTTTACAGATATTGGTAGATTTATTTACAATCCTGATACTAATGAAGTTCTGGGTTTTAAATTGCCTACGATGGAAGGATTGAAAGAAATGCTTCCTAACTTCGAAATTCCAGAATTAACAAATCCATTGAAAGCATTAGCGGAAGCTGTTTCTGCTTGGGAACCTGATGGTATGATTGGTGGTGTGGTTAAGAGCGCACTATTATCAATCTTACCTGATGTCGGAGGTGCTACTGGTGGGGCAGAAACAGAGCAACAAGAACAAACAGGTTCTGGTGGTTCTGGCGTAACTGAATTGACCACCGATTCTGAACTGCGACAAATGGCCAAAGAACGTGCAGCGAATTCTATGTTTACCAGCGAAGATGAAGCATTTAATGAATTGGTTGCAGAAAGATTTGAAGCTGAAGATCGTTATGTTAACAGACCAGAGGATACAGAAGAATCTGGTAAAAAATATAAAGTTAGAAAAATGGCTGAAAATGTCGCATTTCAGGACACAGGATCTAGACGAAATGTAATTGAAAATGATGACGGAACTTTCAGTGTACGATCTCAACAGGCAGACATCAAACCACAGCCTCCAGTACAAAGAACAGCAGAAATGGTCGGGACACAATCAGCACTCGCTGATACTGAAAGAACGCAGACTGGCGGTGGCAACAATGTTGTTAACGCACCGCAAGTCAATAACAACGTCACGAATAATAATATGGGTTCACAACAACCAACTCCGAAGAACCAAGACTCGACACTAGATCGGTATGGTTCATCGGAGATGGCATTTATTGGTGCTTAACTCTGTTGAGCCAACTTCTCGAAGTAAGACAGACCATCTTCATCATCATTAGAAGTTGATGGAGCTGGATCTGGATCGAATGGTGGGTCATCCTTGACCACGTCCTCTTCAATCGTACGAGTTTGAGTAGCTGGAGCTACAGCCGCAGCTTGCTGTGGAGCAGAAGGAGTATATGAATCATCAAGACCCAAAGCACGATTCAGCTTGGCTTTCAATTCATCATACGACTTAAAGTTCTTCTCATCAACCAACTCAGCAAGAGAGTATTGTTGCTTCCAGAGAGTTTCAAGCTCATCTTCATCTTCCATGAATACAGTGGGAGAATCAAATGAAGACTTGTCGTAGTTACGATAGCCATCTACGTTACGAATACGCAGACGGAAGTTTGCACCTTCCCAGAAGTCAAAAGGATTGAAACGCTCATCATCTTCAAACTCTGGATTCATTACATCCTTGAGCTTGTCGAAGATCTTCTTACCATAGCGGAACAAGAAAACCTTTCCTTCGTTACTAGGATTGGCGTCATCTTTGATGACATAAATGTTAGAGTAGTAAGAGAGGCGACGCTTTTGATCACGAGCCTGTTCTTTACCAGCATCCGTACCATTATTCCAGAGTGTAGAGTTATACTCTGAAACTGGATCCTGTTGCCCGATAGTGGTCAAAGAGTTTTCAATGTACCAACCACCTGGACCTTTGAATCCATGCGACCATACTTGTGCCCAAGGCATGTCTTCGCCTTCGGGAGCAGGTAGGAAACGAATGATTGCTGAGCCATTACCTGACTTATCAACTTCAGGTTTCCAATAACGATCATCGTTGTATGGGTCAGAAGATTGAGTTTGTTGGCGATCGCCAGCGGTTGCCTCAGAGGCGAGTTTTTCGAACAGCTTGTTGCGGTTCTGTTTTAGGGAGGATAAAGACATATATGTTCTCCGTATTGCTTTGTATTAACTGCTTATTCAAAATATTCATAATGTAGACTTCTATTATACTGCTTCAAATTTAAAAAGCAAGTATTTCTTGTATAATTTTTTTGTATTTTTTTATATCATAATTAACGAACGGTTCATACTTTCGCATTCTTCGTTCAGTATTTGGCCACAGGATTTTTTCTGAAATAGTAGTATTCCAATTTTCCCGAAACCCACATATTCTATTTAGTATTATCAGCGTTTCTAAAGACACCTGATTCTGGTAATGACGAATTAAAAGTTTTGGGTGTTGCCCTTCTTTCACTTCACACTCAGAATCAATATCTTTCAAGATTGGACTCAGCTCCTGCTCAAAGATGTAGGACTGAGACTGCGTCACACGCATCCAATCAGTATATGTGCTTTTTGCGGTATCATTAATCAGATCACCAACCCAGACCTTGTCATGCCGACTGAAGTTGGCGACCAT